TGCCGGCGCCCCCCGGCCCATTTGTGCCGCCATCGCCGCCGCCATCGCTACCGGCCGCACCAGTTGAGCTGGCGGAATCCGCCCCCGCGCCGCTATTGCCGGCACCCGCGCCACCGCCCCAAAAGATGGCCCCATTCTGGCCGGCTAAGCCGTCGCCACCGCGCCCACCGGGGCCGGCCGCGCCGCCCGCACCCGCGTACGAAGGGAACGTGAACAAGCCACTAAACGTCGTGCCGCCGTTCTTACCGTTGCCACCACGGAATAGCGTGTCACCGATGCTCTGTGCGACGCGGCCACCGATGTTCCCCGAGGTACTGCTGGCGTTATAGCCGCACTCCGCAAGTACGCCCTGCGCCGTGGTCGTGGGGGCCACACCAGTATTCGAAAGCCACGTTGAATTATGGGTGCCGCCGAGGCCGACGCGGTAGCTCGCCGTGCCGCGCGGCACGAGCTGCACATTGTTCGTTTTGGCGTACGCGCCACCGCCAGCGCTGCCGCCACCAACACTTCCCGACGCTGAGCCGCCATTACCGCCTGGGCCTAGTGCCTCAATGTAATTGTCGGCGTTGTTCCACTTCTCGGGGACTTGCCACGTATCCACGCCGCCCGTGCCGGCAAGGAACACCACCGTCGCGAGGTAGCGTCGCTGATTGAGCGTGTAGTCGTTGTGGACCTCGGTGCGCTCGGCGCTGATTAGAGCTTTTGTGGACCCATCGTATCTAACCGTCCACACCACGGACGTGAGCACGATCGCGCCGGCAATGACCGCCCATGCCCTCAAGCGCACGCGCTTAGTGCGAATGTAGCGCGAGCAGCCATCGCCCGTAGGCTTAACGCCGAGCTGCTCGAGCACCGACAGATATTCTTTTGCGTGCTTCATTTTTGCAGCTTCCCATCCACAACCCGGGTGCGCTCGAGTTTCGGCTTAATGACACGCCACTTCTGAAAACCGGGGCCTTCCGGTGAGTACGCCGTGACCGGCACGAACTGACCGATGACGTTGCGTGGCAAGTGCGGCCACCGGCCCATAATCTTGAACCGCTTACGGCCACGGGCTTTGTTGATGCCAGGGAAACCGGGATACCGCTTCCACGACAGATTGCTCGGGGGTGGTGGCCGTACGATCGCCTTCGGCACCTTCACGAGCTTGAACTTGATGACGTACCGCTTGCGCGGCTTCAGCTTGCGTTTGATGAGCGGGTTCTGCTGCGCCCACGTCAAATTGCTCGGCAGCGGCAGGAAGTGGATATCAATCTTGCGGCGGTAGATGAATTGAATGCAAAAGCGCCCGCGCGGGCGGAATTTGCCTTTAATGATCGGGTTCTGTTGAAACCACGACAGATTGGAGTGCGGAAGCGTCGTGAGCTGACGCGGCACGCGATGCAACGGCCGAATGATGAAACGCTTTCGGCCCTTCATGGGCTTGCGTTTCACGATCGGGTTCTGCTGAAACCACGACAGATTGCTCGGCTGCGGCGGCGTCACGTACGCCTTCGGCACCGCTTGATTGAGTGCCTGCGTAAAGAACCGGGTACGTGGTGGGTGCTGCCGCTGCTTGAGCGGGCTGATGAATCGCACCCATGACGTGATCCACGTTGCCGCGGGCGTGTAGCTAATGCGAATAATGCCCGGTGCGCCCGAGCCACCGCCAGTGGCGAACGTGCCTGTCCACCGGCCGCCGCCGCCGCCGCCGCCATAGTTGTTACCAGTGCCACCGGGATTTGTACCTGATGTGGATCCTGCCCCACCCGTACCAGCCCCTGCCACCGAAGGCGTTGTCCAACCGGTGCCGATGCCCGTTGGCCCCGCAGCGGTTCCACCGTTGCCGCCATTGCGAGCGGTGCCAAGTGGGGAGCCCGCCGCGCCGTTACTCCCACCGCCTCCTGAGATTGCGCCTGTGCTCGGGGTGCAAGAACCAGCAGCGCCACCAGCGCCACCATTCTGCACAGACGCCCCGCTTCCGGCGACAGCAATAACCTCGCCGGAATTGAAGTTGGTATTTGCGCCCGCGTTGATCGAGTAGGGCGCGGTGCCCCCCGGTGAAAGCCCGATGTTGGCCTTTAGCGCGAAGGCCCCGCCGCCGCCTCCGCCGCCTCCGCGACCAATGGTGGCACTTATCGTCCCGCCAGAGGCACCGCTACCACCACCGCCTATGGCCTCAACAAGATTATCGGTACTATTCCAATCAGCCGGAACCGACCAATTGTTTGAACCCGTCGTGGTGAGGTAAATGAAAACGGAATATGCCAGCACCGGCCGCAATGTTTTTGCCGGGTCATGGCTATCAATCTGCTGTACGCGCTGCTCGGTTTGCAGCACACACCGCGTATTCTTATCGTAGTCGAATGTCCAGACTGTGCAGACGAGCACACCAAGCACAGATGCTACAGTGCGCAGCACCACGCGACGCTTCCGCACGGGCGCCCCCTCAGGCGGCCCGAAGGGAATGAGCGACATGCGCGCAGCAGCTTTCTGGAATTCGCTCGTATCCACGGCATTCCCGATTCAGAAAGATGGCCACCCCAAGGGTTACTCAGGGTGGCCACGGGTTACGCACTACCGGAACACGCGCCTTACGGGATTTCTTCCCACTTGATGAAGCCACTGACAGTCGTGGCCACGATCACAGCAGGTAGATCGAGAATGAGGGCCTGCGAGATAAGAGCTTTCTCGCGATCCTCAGCCTCGGGCCCTGGCATGTAGTCAAACGGCAGCAACACGTTCCATTGGAAGTAGCCGAGCACGGAGAATGCGCCCGACGTTGTGGCCTGTGTCGTGTCGTTACAGTGCAGTGTCGCCGCAGCGGCCAAGCTGTCGCCGGCATCGGTCGGTGTTGGCGTTGGTGCCGAACCGCCCGAACCGTTGGTGACAGTTGCCGAGCCGCGCTTGAGGCGCATACGGATCTGAGCAGCGGTGGTGATGCTCGCTGCCTCAAGGTGGATGTGGTGCAGGATGATGCCCTTGCTCGCGGGTGCGAGCAGCGAGAAAATGTCCTGTACTGCGGTGCCGATAGAGACGTTATCGAACCCGCCTTGGTAAACTCTGCGTCCCATTTTTCACTCCTAATGCGGAATTCGAATGATCTGCGCGTAGAGCGCAGTCACATCGGCCACGAGTAGTCGGTATTGCCCGGGTGCGAGCTCCGCGACGGCGTAACCGCTCGCCGCGAAAGTCACACCCGCCGAGACCGTCTGATACGTGGTGCCATCCGGCCCCAGCATCTGCAGCGTCACGGCGCCTGCCGGGTCATCGTCAAATGTGCCGATGACTGCGACGGCGTACCTTCCCCCGCGCAGGGGGAAGGCCGTTGGCGTTGCCGCGATGTTCGAGAACTTTACTGCCTCATCCATCGCTGCCTCACAGATCCGGCGCCACACCGCCCTGAAGCATGTTGCTCTCGACGTAGCGGATCATTGCCTTCAGGCCATTCACGATGTCCTTTCGGGTCAATGACGCGGCGTCTGAGTAACGGAGCTCCATGTCGGTGCTGCCGGTGCTCGAGCCCACCGTGAAGTCGGAGGGTTTGAAGCCCTCCTGCGCACGGTTGAGGCCGATAAAACGGTCTGCCATTGTTCGTACTCCTCAGCTCTCGCCTTACAGTACGAAGTTGACGACACAGCCGAGCCTGCCGGTGCCAGTCGTCACTGCCGTGGTCACAACCGTGGCCACGACATCGAGGAAGCCACCTGGATCCGACGTGAGGCCCGCAGCCTGCCAAAGCGGCATGTTCCGCTCATGGAGGCCGTACTGCGTGCTTTCGTTGGTGTAGTCGCCCTGCACGACAAGCGAAGCGCAGTCGATTGCCGACGCAAACAGATCGGCATCGACCACCGCACCGCCATCGGCAGCGGTGCGGTAGACACCAAGATCGACCTTGCCGGCGCCCTGTGCCTCGCTCTCGAAAAGCACCTGCTTGACGACAGCATTCGACGGGACACGGGCGAGGCGGTAAGTCGAAGCAACCTCATCCGATGCGACAGCGGTAACGAAGCCGCCGACCGAGCGAAGGATGCCCTCGGCATTCTGACCGGCCGTAGTGCGTACGGGCGGCGAGGCGTCCATGTTCGTGACTTGGACAGACTTGAGTGCTGAAACAGCCATTGTGGCTCTCCAATTCTAGGTGTGGGGGTTGCTTCCGATTACGGCGTGATATCGACGCCGGAAGTGTCGGCGCACGGGATCGTCCACACCTTGCCGGGCTGCTGACGGGTCGCCCCAAACGTGGCGTTCGTGTAGAGCTGCCACGGCTGCGAGCTGAGGTCGTCACGCTGGCTGATCTTGTTCTGCAGATCGCGCCAGATGCCGAGGTAGAGACCGGAGCGCACGAACGCGAAGCACGTCCGCACGTTCGAAGCCCACGCGAGGCGCTCGGTGTAGATGATGTCGAAACCGAGGAACCGCGTGACCTTGCCCTCGACAAGCACGGGCTTGTCGTTGAACTCGGTAGACACAACCTGCACCTGATTGAACAGATCGCTCTCCTGCTGCGAGCCGCATACCAAGATGGGCTGCTCGCCCAGCTCGAGCGCGTGGTACTTGCGCATGAGACGCTTCAGCTCGATGATCTTGGCGACGGTCATACCGACCGCACCGCCAGCACCAAAGCTCGAGCTGATCTGGTAAAGGCTTGTGTCAAACGTCTCATTGCTGAGGCCGGCGACGTCGGTGCCGATCTGCGCGGTGGCAGTCACGGCGGTGATGATCGCGTCATCCCAGGCACGAGCGAAAGCCGCAGCGGCGTTCGGAACGTACTTGGACTTGGGATCATCAAGCGTGCGCAGCTCATCAAAGCTGTCCACGAGCTGCGTGATATCGCGGTCGGTGGGGGCCACCCAACGGCGCGTGAAGTCGGTATCGGTGCGGTTGAGGGGCGCGAAGCGGCCGGCAGGCTGCTGAGCCTTGACCGGGTTCATGGTTTGGATGGGGGAAGCGAGTTTGCCGGTGTGCGTGCCGGATTCGATCTTGTCGCGCAGGATCGACGTCTGCTGTTGGAGCCTCATTTCCAACCGCGTCGTGTACTGCGTAGTTGCGAGATTGAGGAGGTTCGCTGACATGGACATACCTACGTTGTCAGGGTTGACACCGTAGCCTTGTCCAGCAGGATCGCTTGGGGGCTAGTTAGCTTCCACCTTGTCGAGTAGCGCGGGATGGAGCCCTAGAGGATGGCTGACGACTACCGCCAGTTTCTTTTCGCGTCAAGCCCCCATCTGAAAAATTTTCAGACAGGGGCTCACACGACTACGCAGCCATCGTCGCTGCGAGTATCGCTTCGATCTGGCGCAGCTCATTGACGGCGGTGCGATCACCTTTATCGTGCCGCGCCAGCCAATCGCGATCCGCGAACAGCTCGTTCTTCTTTGCGATCGCGGCCTCGCGCGACATGGGGCCAGAGCCGGTTTCCTTGCTGCCGCCGACGAACTTGCCCTCAGTCGTCTTGCTGCCGACGACACGGAACATCTCCATCACTTTGGCGTAACCCATCGTCTGCTCGAGGGCCGCAACCATGTCGCGATCCACGCCAAGCGCATTTGCGCCTGCGCGAGCGACTTCCATGTTGGCGGCCATGTTCGCTCCCCAATTCGTGGCGAGCTCACTCTTGCCGGCTGCGAGCTTGGTTTCGTATTCGGTTTTGGCATTGGCCGCCTGCGCCTCCGAAAACTTCAGCACTTCCTTGCCGAACTCCGATGCCGATTCCGGCGACAGCCGCAGACGGTTCGCGGTATCGCGCAAGAACGTCGCGAGGTTCGGATCGACGTCTTTGCCCTCGCCGTCCTTGAACTGGTATTTGGCCGGATCGCCGGGCCAGCCGAGGCGCTTGTGCAGGGCTTCCCACCCGGCCGCGTCGTCGGCCTTGGTCGGCACGCGCACGATCTGATCGGCCGGCACGCCGAGATGCTTCTGCGCCTCGAGCCACGAGTTGGTGGCCGCGATCGCCAGCGCAGCGGGATCATTCACATGCTGCGGAAAGTTGTTCTGCCATGTGCCGACAATGCGCTCGTCAGCCTTATCCTTGTACCAAGGCGTGCCCGCAGCACCGGCCGCGCCGCCCGTACCAGCACCACCAGCGCCACCACTCTGGCCGCCGCCAGCATCGCCACCGGCACCGCCGCCCTGGCCACCCGCAGCACCGCCGCCCTGGCCGCCGCCAGCATCCAAATTGCGCAGCACTTCAAAACCGAACTTCATCGCTATTCTCCGATTGTCAATTTGTGCCCGCTATAGAGGGCGTACAATTCTTGGGGGTTGAGGTTCAAATGCGAGCACACACGCAACCACACTTCACGCCGGCCCTCGAGCGCAGCGTGCAATCTCGGATCCATGTCGAAACACGTCTGCTCAGCGCGGCAGAACTTGGCCAGATCCGCGAGCACAATCTGCCCAGCGTTTGACGTGAACACGATCTGGTATGCGCGCTTGCGCGTGGTCAAATAGGCAATCGTTTTGCGGAAGGCGCTCGCCACCGTTTCGCGGGCATAGGTAATGCCCTCGTCAACAAGATCCTGCGCGAAATCGACAACGCTCATTTCGCCGCCTCAGCCCCATCGAGCATGTCACCCTTGCACGGCGTCGCCACCATCTCGCAGCGATATGTCACCTGTCCGACGACTTCGCCAATCGACACGCGCGAGCAGCGCGCACGGAAGTGATCGGCGTTATCGAGGTCCAAGAACGTCTCGCCGTGGTAATAGCGAACGTGCTCCATCCAATCCTTTTTCGCCGCCTCGAGCGCGCCGGCCTTACCGACCCATTGAGTACCGAGGCCCTTGACACGCTCGGCCACGCAGCCGAAGCGCTTGCGGTCATCGCGCATGCGGTACTCAATCTCGCTGTCGGCATCCGTCCATCGCGTGTCGCGGTACGGGCGATGATGCCGGCGCCGAAGCTGGCGCGTCTCATGCGCCTCACGCCACCGGGGCGCCGACCGATACATGACTTCCGAGCGCGGGCCGCCGTGCATAGCGCTGAGCGACCAATCCTTGGCGATCGCCGGCAACTGCAGGAAGCCCGCCGCCAGTATCGCGCAAACGGCAACGTGGATTACCCAACGCATCATCGGCCTCCGAGCGGTTGTGACTTGGCGACAGTCGCCTGCGCCTTCATGATTGCCGCCTTGCCCGGAAGCGACTGCACGTCTTGCTGCGCCTGCTGAGCAGCCGCGCGGTTCTCGCGCTTCGCCTGCATGGCCTCATCGGTTGCGATCCAGCTCTCGCGCGTGCCGCCGATGCGCGCGGCGTCCGCCACGAACGTGTCGATATCGAAGCGATCGAACGGCGAGGGATCGCCCGTGATGGCAACAATCTCGCGGATGTTCTCCATCACGCGCAGCGTGCCGGCGACTTCCTGTGCGTGCTGCGCCTTCGAAAGCGGCGACGTATAGACAACCTTGTAGGATCCCGCGGCTTCCGCGAGGCGCGGCGGCATTGGGGGCAAAAGGTTTTGGGCGGCCAGCACATCCAACTCTCGATCAATCATCGGTCCTAGATATTCGGATTGCTGCCGCCCAACTGTTGGGGCCAAAAGAATGCCCTTTTCGTGCGTCCGCTCGATAACCTCGGTCGCGGTCATCTGCGGCGTTTCGGTGAGGATTTGGAACAGATCGATGAGGAAGGCCTGGGCGATGAGGCCCTTTTCCATGTCCATCATCTTTTCATTCGTCGCAATGTCGCCGGTCGGCAGGATGCCCACGAGGGGCTTGCCATCGTTAGTCATGCCGCCCTTGTTCATCGCACCCGGGCGCATCGAGAAATTCATAATGCCGTCGTCGGCCGACAGCAGCACAGGATCCGCGGCGCGGTGCCCTTGCTTCAGGAAGGTGCGCTTCTGCGCATTGAGCGTCTTGAGCGACGGCAGCACCATCATGGCGGGGCCACGGCCATATGCCTCGTTTGGCGCCTGATCGTAGCGGCCGGGCGCGTAGGGGAATGAGCGATAGCCGCTCTCCATCGGCTCGCCCTCTTTCCACATGAGGCACTTGCCGGCGACGCAGACGTAGGCCGAGCGGTAGCGGAACCGGCGCTCGTCAGGCGCTTGCGGGTCATAGTCATCGCGCGGCATGACGCTGTGGAGGAAATCGAAGTCCTGCACGGAGCCCGACTTGAGAGCCTGCTGCAGAACCTGCGGGAGCCGGCCGGGCCACTTCTGCTCGGCCTGCCACGCCTTCAGCTTAAACCAGCGCGTGCAGCCGTCGATCAGCCCTTGATGGTTTTCGCGCCAGAACGTCTCACCGAGCGGACAGCCCTTGTAGCGGAGCCCGCCACCGGCACCATCGAACGGATCGATATACATGCTCATGTTGCCGAAGGCACCGAGCGATTGGAAATTGTTTTGGTTTTGCGAGCTGAAGTTCGCGGTCGGCGCATAGCGGTGATTGAACAGGATGCGCTGCGTTTCCTCAAACCACAGGCGCGTGGCGCGATCCTTCATCACGTACGGATCGTCCGCCTCGAGCGCGTGCCACATCATGTTGCGCGGCGTCAGCAAGCTGTCGCAGATCGCTGCGAACCGGTGCAGCGCCATCATGCCGGTGGCATCCACCTGAAGCTGCGTTTTCTTCTCGCCCGGTGTGGTGGTGCTGCCGTAAAAGAACGTGCCTCGAGCAGACGGCAGGATGAGCGAAGCGCATTCTTCCCACTGCTCAGCGAAACCCATGTTGCGATAGCTGGCGAGCTGATTGAACTCGCGCGTAATCATGTCCACCAAGTTCTGCTCGGCGTCATCGATCTGGCGCGGGTTCATCCCCTCGTAGCGCGTAATCTCACGGCTGCGGCTCTCTGCCATACTCAAAATCCTTTGATGCCAAGCGAGGCTGCTGCACCAGCACCGGCCCAACCGGATGTGAAGCCACTCTGACCATTACGCACACCGGAGGCCATGAAGCTCGACGGCCAGCCGGGGCGACCAAACTGCATCTGCGGCTTGGCCTGTTTCTTCTGATCCGCAAACCATTCCTGATTGAGCTTGGCGACTTCATCCGCGCCCTTGAAGCCCCACATGCCCTCGCTCAGCGTTTCCACGCCCGGGTACAGATCCTTGAACGCGCCGTCGTTGGCGTTCCAATTCGGAGGCGTGGCCGCCTTCGGTGCCGCATACGCACGCAGTCCAAGATCGTAGTTGATTGCACCAGCCATCAGCTCAACCCCAACTCATCCGCTGCTACGCTCACGCTGCGCTTCTTACGCAGCTTCTCCGTGTGCTCCTGCACGCGCGTGACCAGATCGGCGCCGAGCCCCAAGTCGGACGCGGCACCGGTCATTGCCATTCCTCGCGCGCTGGCGCCGGTCATTAGATTTCAGCTCCGGCTTCAACGCCGACGTCAGCCCCACCGAACGCCAGCGGGCTGTTGTTCGTCTTGGGCAGGTTGAGGCGCTTACGCTCGTATGCCTCGGCCTTCTCGCCCCACTGCTTACGCACAGCTTGGCAGTGAGCCTCGCCGCGATCCGGGTGCAGCTTGACGTACTCGGGTGTCAGCGCGCACGCCTCGATCGGGTTCCCCTTGGCGTCAGTCCGATAGTGCTGCCCGAACACATGCCGGCGCATTTCCTCGGCGTCAGCCGGATCGTTCACGTTCAATTCCGAAATGAATTTCATCTAATCCGCCCTCGAGTTTTATGGGTAGTTGCAACCCTAGAATACATCAAAATCCACGTCCTGCGCAATAGGGCTTGACTTTGGCCGAACAAATGCCCCGCCCAACCCCACTGCTTGCCCATATCTTTTGGCCATTATCACCTGCCGCGTGGCGCTCATTAGGTCATCCATTTGCCGCACCAATAGGCCGTCTTTGCGGTGGTAGAAGCGGAATTCCTCAAACCAGTCGGACAGGTGCGCGGCCACCTTGAAGCGCCCGGAATTCATGCGCTGCTCGAGCTCCTTCACGCCGGCCTCCGGGGAATAGCCGCCCTCGGGGAATGTCGAGTGCGAGGCCAGCATTCGCAGCCCCTGCGCCTTATAGAGCGAGGCCACGGCTTTGCCGTCGCCAATCCCACTCTTGTGCCCGTCGTGTGGCCACGCCACCGGCACCGCTGCAGCAATTGCCGCTATCTGCGCGGCGTGGCGATCTGGCAATTGTCCAAACATTTTGAAAGCGCGATGGATGTGGATCACGTCATTGTCTTTATCCCACAGCATGAGCACCGCCGCGAAAGCGTGGCTCTCAGCAATGCCGAAGTCTATGCCCCACAGTTTCACCCAATACGCCGGCACTTCCACAATTGGTGGCTCCATTATCATTTCGTCGGGATATGGAAACACGCGGCCGGATCCGAGCATCGGCACACCCATCGCGCGCGCCTCGCGCTCGTGGGCGGGATACTCCGCGATCTTGGCGGCGCGCTCCTCATCGGTGTAGTGGAGCGCATCGTAGATCGTCATCGTGGTGACGCGGCGCGTGGGCGAGGGCTCTGACAGGTAGCGGCGCACGACGTCCGACATGCCCATGAGCGGCGTGAACGTCACAAACACAAAGCCCTTGGTCGCCGCGGTGCGCGTCAAGCCTTCGGAGTACAGGTCGCTCGGCGGCTCCTCATCAAACCACACGAAGTCGAGCGTCTCACCCTGCCAGCCCTTGCGCCCTTCCTCGTACGATTTGAAGCGCAGCACCGACACGCCGCCCGACTTGTGGCGCACCTGAATCGTATCGAACGCATCCGTGACGCCGCGCGACAGCGAGGGCTTGTCGCAAAATCGCTCCTTCGGAATGTAGCCGGTGCCGAACAGCGCATCCACGCCGGCCTCACCGCACAGTTTCTTCTGCGCGACGTCGCGGACATCCTTCGCCTTGACGCCGGCCGCCCACCCCTTCACGGGCTTGTCGAATACGCGGCCCTTCCACCACGGCGGATAGTCGCCGGTCAGGTGGCACGCGACTTCGAACGCGCCGGCTTCCGACTTGCCGAGCTGGTTGCCGGCGATCAGCAGGCGCTCGCGGCAGTACGTGCCGTTCGTAAAAAACTCGCTCTGCTTGGGGTAGGGCTGGAAAAAGGCCCACTTGTCATACGTGGCGCCGTCCACGAGCTCGGCCAATAGCTTCTCCTCGGCGGGGCTCAGCTTCATATGTCGAACTCCTCATCCTGCGCGCCGCGCGCCGCGCTCGTCTCATCTGCAACCTGTAGCTCACCGCCCTCGATCGCCGGCAGGCGGTTGGGGCCAACCAATTTCTCGAGGGGGACGCCGAGCTTTTGGCTGAGCGCGATCGCCCGCTCCATGCGCTCCTCGGGGCTGTCCACCCTTTCGACCTTGACGTGATGGTTGGACTGCGGGCCGAAGCCGCCGCGGTCCATCACGAGCTGCGCCGCCTTGAGGCGGTCGCTGTCCTTTTTGGTCGGATCCTCCATGATGCTCATGGCGATATTGATCGCCAGCACCACGCCGCCGTGCATGAGCCGCTTCGCGATCGCCTGCAGCGCCTCGGTGACGTCTTGGCGCTTCATTAAGAGCCAGCCATTGCGCTCGCTATATCCGCACTCGAGCGCGGCGCGTTTTACGTTCTGGCCGTTGTGCGCGTACAACCACACAAATTCCCGGGTGCGGTCATTCGGCAGCGCCGCCATTTCGGGAATATCCAGACACGCTTCTTCGAATTCCAATCCAGCATCGCGGAGTTGCATATAATATTCCTTTTTATTCCAATTTTCGCCGCGCGGGAACGCGAGCCTAAATTTTTATAGAGCGAGCTCGTCTTTGGGGGTACCCCCGCCCCCTCCCCCGGTCTATTCGCGCCAACCTCAGCACATCGTTGATAGCCATATCGCTATCCATATCACACATTACAGACCATGAAAACCATTCGCATAATATAGATTATGGAACTTTGTTGCTATATTACAATAGGTTAGCGCCATGTGTTGCCATGCGGTGATAAGATGCTGGTGCAATACGTGGCAGTATCGTTGTAGGTGATATGCCTAGAATACGAGGGGATATGTGAGGGGCAATGGGGCATAGCTGAGGAGGGGCAATGCGATGAGTAATGGTGTGTGCCGCACACCGCTAAGCCGCGTTCCCGATCGCACACATTGGGCGTGGAATGGTGGAGATTTCCCACCAATGATCCCGAGCGGGAATGCCATGTGGCGGAGTTGTATAGACAGCCGGCGCAATGCCGTGCTAAATAAAAGTGAGAAATATGCTCTTAGGCCATTTACATCTATTCAATTCTATGCTATGTGCTAAGGCGTTCTTAGCTTCGCAAGCCCGCGCGTGCTAACGCGCTAGGGCGCTGGCCCGCGATTTTTGCTAAGAAACGCTCTAGCACTAGGGCTATAGGATTGATCCCGCCAAAATAATTGTGCGGGATATTATTTTGCCTGTTGACGCTATCACGCTAGCATGATAGAACGCGTGCATCATATCGTCCAAGCTCAGCGGAGAACGGACACATGACGACAGCCTACAGCCTCGAATTGTTCAACCCTCAGCTCGGCCAATGGGTGCGCTGGCATCGCCAGTTCACAACGGCCACTGAGGCGGTAATCTATAGCCTACGCATCTTTCCAACGCTCAGCAGCCGCTGGGCACCGATCCAGGGGGAATGACCATGACCAATCTCAAGACGCCGCCCGATGTGTGGCTGCGACAGCAATTCGAATTCGAGTGGTGCGCGGAGTGTGGGCGGGACCATCGCCACCACACCGCAATCGAATTCATGGGCAATTGGTTTGCCCGGTGTGACTTCGAGCCCGCGTATGACAACGACGGCGAGCTGATTGTGAACCCGGAGGGGTACCGCAATGACCAATAGGCCAGAGGACAAGGTTTCGGCCAAGTACGGCGCACCAATGGGCCGGCACACGGGCCCAACCATCAGCTACGGCGGCAAGATCACGTTGCGTAAGGTGCGCCTCAACAGCGGCGGTTATGACGCTGGCGGGGCCTATTGGGGCCTCAGGCCGCGTGGTGTGGCCATGTACTATTACGAGAACGAGGATGGCGAGTGCGGCTATCTCGACGCCACATCTCGCGCGGACGCCAAGCGCCAGATTTTGGAGCTGGTGCCCGATGCTACTTTCTATCGGTGACACATGGATCAGCTACTAGACCTCGAATTCGATGAAACCTAGCCAACAAAAGCTCAGCGGAGAATGACAATGGACACCACCGAACAAGATATTGAGCGCGGTTGCAGTGACCTAGTTGCGCGTGAAGTCGTGTATTGCGTTTCGACGCTCATTTATGACCTGACGACCACGGATCGCGGCAACCCTGACGACTTGGCCGACGATGCCGAACAGAATATTGAGCTGTGGTCACCCGTCATTGGCGATGATGCTTACATTGAGTGCGCCGAGGATAACGGGGCCACATGGGAACGCGGCGGAGATGACGATGAGGGCGATTGGTCGGCCAATGACACCGCCTGCGACTGGCACACGACACAAGGCCAAGCCGCGAAAGAGTATTGCGAAGTTCACAACCTTGATCCCCAGGAATACGCCGGGGAAGTCTACGAGCATTGGATTGTGAGCGATTGGCTGGCCCGCAAGCTTGAGGCCCGCGATGAGCGTATTGTGCGCGACTGGCACGGCCTCACCATTTGGGCCCGCACCACTACTGGCCAAGCGATATCGATGGATGAGGTTATCCGCGACATCTATCGCGACCTGCACGCGGCCAAGTAAATCACGGGTAGCAGGGGGCCGCGTAAATCCTGGCCCCATTTTCCCCACCATCAATCAAGCTCAGCGGAGAATGACCATGACTGCGAAGAATAGACAGCTTACCAGCAATGAGATGCACACCATCGTTGAAGCGTTGCGTTTGGCCGCCGACGAATACACCAAGTTCGCCGGCCTCGATACCGGCCGCATTTCCGAGCAGTTCCACAAGCAGGCTCGCGATGCCACCCGCCTGCGCGAGATGATCGAGGAATTCGATGAAATCGAGCTGTGGCGCTATGAGGATCAGAAGGCCGGCTAGAGTTGCATTTGCGTCCTCATAAAATACTTTAAAAAAGTGCTAAAGCCCTATGGAAACGTGGGGCTTTTTCTATTACCATCTGATTTGCGCCTGTGCTTTTGAGGGTTTGCGGCCGAGGCTCCAACTAGCCGGAAACCCTTTTTCTTCCTGGGGCATTGCCATGACTGACAATTGCAAATCATGCCGTTTCTTCAAGCGCCCGCCGCTCATCACCAACGATGAGGGCCGGTGCCATCGCCTGCCGCCGAGCGTCCACATGGTCAGCACTCCGCGCGGCGTTATCGAAATGTCCGCCTTTGCCGCCACCAAGAATTCGAATTGGTGCGGGGAGTGGCAGGGGGCCGCCGAAAAGCCCAGGAACGATTGCACGCACATGGGCACGGACGATTGCGAGGAATGTGCGCAATGAAACCCCTGGCATATCGCGAGCGCCTCATCCTCGATTTGCTTTGCAAGCGGCAATCCGTTTCGAGCCGGGATATCTTTGACCAGATATGGGGCGATGATCCCAATGGCGGCCCGCTCGGCGCTCGAGAGACAATCGCAGTCTACGTTGTGCGCGTGCGCAAGTTCCTGCGCACCTACGGCGTGGAAATCATCACGCTCGACCGCTGCGCGCCGTTCGGCTCGTGCCGTTGGGCAGTCGTCATGCAACACCGCGACAAGGCGCGCTGGATCAATCACAACTACGATGAGCTGCAGATGGCCGGCTTTCCGCTGGCCCTATCACAAGCTGGGTATGAGGAGCGCGCATATGGTTGAATTCATCGGCGGTCTCATTGTCGGCATTGGCGTTTGCATCGTGCTCGGTGGCACGTTCTACGCCGGCTATCGCTTCGGCAATCCTCTACCACCGGGGCACGCGCAATGACACAGTGGAAATTTACGGCGTTCGCTGACCACGGGCAGCAGCCACAAGAGACGGCTGAGCTTCTCGCGAAGTTCGGCCGCGACGGGTGGGAGTTGGTATGTATTTTCCCGTTGCAGCACGGCAACCGCGAGTTTTGGTTCAAGCAGCCTATTCCAGAGCGGGATCGGAAGTGATGGACCATTGGAAGCTCAGGGCCATCATGGCCACACGCGGTAAGCAGACGATGATGGGCGCGATATTCCTCGCCATCATTGGCCACGAGCCGCGCCATCGCCCCTTCATTCGCGGGCTGGCCGAGATACGCCATGATGGCATGGTGTGGGCCAAGCTCTATCCGAAGTCCGCGCTCATCCCGCGCATGGTGCCGCTGTGCTCGGTGCAGGATTACAATGACGAGTTGAAGCGCCTCGCTGACTTGTGCAAGTTCGATGATCGCGAAGTGAATGAGCTATTCACCGAAGCGAGAAAATGGATACAGCGCGACCACCGCGCAAAATCGGAGCTGCAGTAATGGCCATCGGACGCCCCCGTAAGTTTCTCGGCTCTAATCCGGCCGCGGTGATGGAAGCTCGCCAGTTGAGCTTGCTGATAACGGACCTGCGCCTACTTTACGATCGGCGCTCGCGCGATTGGGTGTCATGGGAACGGCAAGCATTGCTAGATGCAATTGATAACATCGAAAGGCAGTGGAAAAAATGATACGGGTTGTTTTCAGAGATGGTCACGAGGAGTTTTACAACCTCATCGACCGCTCGCGCATTCAGAACGGCATCCTCGTGTGCTCGGGACCGGGCGCTGTGGATGCCATCCTACTCGTGGCCGACGTCGCAGAAATCCACATTCGTGGTGAGGGCGAGCCGGCTGTGGTGACGGCGGCAGAATGACCACGCAGGAGCTCATGCACGATGGCCTGCTCTACCGTGTGACCACGGAAGTGCATGTGCGCGTGGAGCGGCGGGGAACGCCGCCCTACTGGCGCCGTGTTAAGCCCGGCACGCCGACCTATGATTTCATCACGCGCGTGGCCGCTGGCCTGCCGGCGATCCACGTCTACACGGGAGCAAGGCGTTAGATTTCAGCTCAGCGGAGAACGACAATGAACATCACGCAGATGACAGCGGTCATCCTATCCGACATTCCCTGGCAGCGGCGCTATGCCGAGATTGGCAACGCCGTGAAAACTGTACTCGACACACAGATTGATCGGGATGGGGAGATTGGCACGACTGAGCTTGTCGAGCGTCTCATGCCCCTCGAGCTCTGCCGCGGTGAGCAGATCGAGGCGCGCAATGAACTGTTCACGATCCTTATGAAGCTCGCCAAGCACGATTTGGCCCCCTACTGCCACAAGGGCGAGCCGAAGGCGAAAAAGCGGTTTGGCAAGACGGTGGCACCGTGGATCTGGCACGCCAGCCGCGAGCCGGCTGATCCTCGTGATACCCTGCTAGCCACGATTAGGGCGGCCATTGAGGCGCATGACATTGAAACAGAGAGCGCCGATGAGCTGCGTGGGCTCGTGGGGCGCATCTATCGCGACGTGTGCCGCCATGACGCTCGCTGACTTCTATATCGGCTGCGAATTCACGTCCGCCTATCGCTCGGCGCAGCTCTATCGCTGCACGGATATCGGCACGCGCGTGATCGTGGCCACTGCCGTGCTCGACGTCGAGATTGAGGCTGGCCACGCGATGGAGTTTGTATTCCAGCCATTCGAATTCGAGCATTGCGAGCTAGCGCCGATCTAACGGCTCCTTTGCGGGACTAGTTGTTGCCCGCGCCCGCACCAGCAATCGGCGCGTCGGGGTTATTGCGAATGTAGCTCTCACGGCGAATGCGCGGTGCATCTTCGGGCGCCGCCACATCGACAGCACGCAGGATGCACGAGCGGTCGAACGATGCGCGGTTGCGATCCGCCAGCATGTCCTCAAGCATGCGCTTGAGCGTCGGATAGGCGCCGTTCGATCCGAGCGTGCGGCAGAGTTGGCGCGCAGCGGCACCGGCCGAAACGCCCTCGCGGTATTCGTCTTCCGCCCACTGCTCAATCACCGGCTTTTCCATCTGCCTCTCCTATTTCTTAATCCACCGCTCACCGTCCGACACGATGCCGAGCGCGTCGCATAGGCGCTCAGACGGCGGGCGGTGGCCGTTCAAAACCTGCGAGACGTATTGCTTATTGAGGCTGTGCGCTTCCGCGAACGCCGTCAGGCTTCCGGCATCCGCGCATTGCTTGCGCAACATCGTCTGTACGTCCTCAAGCCGCATTTCACGTCGTCTCACGGGGTATTCCGCAAATCCGATTTTCAAATAATTGTTTGACAGGTTTGTTGACAGTCGTCAAGCGATTTGCTATCCACGTTCGCCATGAACATGGAGAACGGCCATGAAGTTGAAGCTCAAAGGGCGCACGCTGTACCGGCCAGACGGCACGATCTATGCCGATATTGACGGCTGGCGGCGCCGTTGGACGATCTTCTATCGCCTTGAAGGCGAGACGGACCCGTACTCTGTTCTTTCCAGAGGCCAGTGCGGCGGCTTCGCCTACTTCACCGATGCCGTGAGCCATGCTCGTGGTATGTTCCGTCAGGAAACCAACAGCGAGACAGTCTGAAGGAAACCCCACTTATGAGCGACTGGTACACCCTCGATGCTGACAACCGGCCGGTCCTCGCGGAGGATTTCATGCAGGGCGCGCGTTGGAAGCACGAGAATGAAGACAGGTGCCGCGTCGCCCGCACGCAGATCGGTGACGTGGACGTGTCGACTGTGTTCCTCGGTCTTGACCACAGTTGGAACGGCGGCCCGCCATTGCTATTCGAGACGATGATCTTCGGCGGCGAGCACGACAAGTATCAGGAGCGATGCTCGACGTGGGCGCAAGCCGAAGCGATGCACGAAACCGCCTGCGCCTTGGTGCGCGGCAACCGTCAATAAAGGCCCCGAGCTATGAGCACCGACGCCGCGGCCAAGAGCAAGGTTCACCTTTGGGTGAACTGCCCGATATGCAAGAGGTCGGTTTACGTCCGTGCTCGCTTCAAGTTGGACGGAACCTACGACGCAGCCGCGACAGGGGCGCTAGCCGCATCCAAGTGTAGTGCTGCCACCAAACCCGCAACCCCTCAATAAAGGCCGCTTAGACCTTGGCCACCGCCCGGCCGGCGCGGCGTGAGCCGAACCGTTCCACACGCCAATCCGGGTGCTGAATCGCCCACGCGGCGAACGTCTGTTGGATCTGAAGCTGCATCGGTTCGCGCTCAGTTACCAGCAGGATATCCTCGCGGCACAGCGCGAGCCGACATGCGAACACAAAGATTTCAAATTTCACCGCAGCCTCCACTCTTTTCATACTCGCGCCAATAACGCCACCCTTGCGGGCACCAAAAACCCCACAGCCGAACGTGCCGGCCGGTGATGAAAATCGTCCACGCCGTCGCCCCGCCCGCGAGGACTAGCCGGTGCGCGAACGTGCTCGATCGGTATATTGGCCACAGCGTCGGGATCGCCCGCGCCTGATAGAAGCCGTGCTCATCCAAGTACACTTCCTCGAGCGGCCCCTTGAGCTTGAAGCTCACCGAAGCCCACGGATGGTCGTGCAGCGCCCGCTCGTCATCGCTGCGCAGGATGTGGTGCAGGTAGATGTTGAACCACTTGTTGCGCGGGATGATGTGCCAGCGCACAAGGTAGGGCTCGCCGCCCGTGTGGATCACGCGGCGCTTGCAGAAGCCCCACCACCGCTCGGCCGGCATGTGCGCTTGGATGTCAATGATTTCCGCAGTGGGGAGTTGCTTCATGGGAAGCATCCCGACGCCGGCAGGTTCGAGCCCGGATCGCCGGCCAGCATTGCCGCCTCGAGGCTGTTGGCCACGCGCGCCGTGCGCGTCGTCATGGTGCTGAGCTGCATTCTGCGCCGAGCTTCAGCGCGCCGAGCTTCAGCGGCGGCCAACGCTTGATCCAACAGCTCCGGGTGTGCCTTCAGCAGCTCGTGGATATAGCCTTGCAAGTTGAACATCAGGCCGAGGCAGGCCCACAAGATGCCCTCGTGTGCGATGAGGCCGCGGTGCTCGCTCCACCACTCAAAGAAATGGCGCCACGCCGACTTCATGTAGACGTTGAGCGGCATTCCTTTCTGCCAGTTGTCGCTGTCGCGCAGCGAGCCATCCATCAGCTCGCGATTGAAATTCATGTACGTGCCAAAGGCTGTGATGACGTAAGGGCTCAGAAAGCCCTCGTAATCGAACTTGCCGGCCGCCGTGTCACGGGTGGCCCCCGTTTCGAATGTCCTATGCTGCGCGGTCATAGTGGCTCCCCTGATCCCAATTCACCCAATCCCGCTTGGCGCGGATCGGCTTCTGCTCTTTCTCGAGGTAGATCGGCCATTGGCACGTCACGCCATATTCCGGGTGCGTAAACCACAGCGCCTGCGTCGGCCGCGAGTAGCCGGCGCGCAGCTTCTCGTACGCATATTCGTTGTAGCCAATGCCACAGCCGTTCACGATCGTATGGCTGGCCTCAGAGCGCGGCACATACGTGTGGTAGTGGCAGACGATCATCGTATCGAAGTCGCGGCCGACCTGAGCCTGCTGCCGGCCGAGCTTGATGCGCCCGCGCGTGATCGGCCCGAGAATGCCAATCATGCCGTCGCCGCCCTGCACGCCGAGCTTGTCGCCGTGCGTCAGCAGATACCTGTGGCCATTGACAGTGAAATAGGCGTCGGATCCACCGGGGATAAAGAACTGCACGCGCCGGTCGCGCAGGAAATGGCGCTCGAGCTGACAGTAGAGGTTCCATTCGTAGGAGTGGAACACGCTGTCTTTGAAGCGCGGCTTGTGCGTGTCGCGCCCGTGATTGCCGACGACACACGGCACGAACACGCGGCCGAATTGGTCAGCGAGGCGCGTAAGCGCGAGGATGAGCTGCTCTTGGCAGTCGAGCAGCGCCTGCTGCACCGTGCCGTCATTCGTCTCGGCCAGCTCATCATGGATGGCACCCGTAATCATGTCGCCGCCGAGGCAGCAGACGATGCCAGGGTACGTCGGATTGACCATGTGGTTGATGGTCAGATCGATCACTTTCGTGACGAGCTTCTGCAGCCGCTCGCGAGCGATGCGCCGGTTGTACTCATTGCAGCCGCCGACCTGAATGCGGCTGACCTTTTCGCCCCAATGCAAATCGCTGATAACCACGATCGGCGTACCGGGCGAGCCGGCCTTAGTGCTCTTGGGATTGATCCACTTCGGTGGATCCGGCGTGAGCTCAGCGAGGCCATAGATTTCCTTGCGGATGCTCTCGACGGTCTCATTGTGGCGCTTGGTCTCGGCCAGCTCCTGCTTTACGAGCTGAAGCTGTGTTTTCAGCTTGGCCTCGGTATTCTGCAGCTTGGTGTTGGCCGTGATGCCGCGGTTCTTTGCCTCGGCCATGCTGTTGCGAAACGCCGATCCGCTGATACCGAGGATCTTGGCGCATTTGGTGCTCGTCTTATGCTGTGCGTACAGCTTGCAGCGCTCCACCAATTCGTCATCGGATATGCGAGCGCGATAATTCTGCTTCATATCAATGTCCCCTCTCGCAATAGGAGCAGGTCTAGCAAATCGTCCATCGGCAGGATGGCTACCCAATCCTGCTTGTTGCGGCGATGCGCGACGATCGGCACTTTCTTTTCGCCAGCATCACGGATCGCCTGGGCGAGCCAGATATAGAGATTGCCTGCCTCAACACGCTTCACTTCGAAATGGATATCTGTCAGCGACGTGCAAATGACGTCGGGGCTGTCGGTGCCGCCGCTGAATTGCTGGCCACGGCGGGCGCTCAGCTTGCGGTCGGCCAATACCTTGGCGAATTCGAGCTCGCCCCTGCACCCTTTCGCTCGGCTATTCTTAGCCACGGGGGCGGCCTCCAAACCCGAGAACGAAAAGCATGATTTCGCAGATGGCGCTCTCAATGGCGCGCAGCTCGGCTTTCACCCGATGCCGGCGCTCGGAAAGCTCGGCCATCCGGTTTTTCCACGCCTCGGCTTCCGCTTCGCTCATCTCACCCACCCCATCTTGACGCGGTATTGGTACGGATAGGCCCGCAATGAAACGCGGCCATCGTGGGCGATGTGGAGGTACATCCGTTTCTTGCGGACTTCAGCCAAAATGCGGCTCCACGTCTGATCGCAAATCATTTCCGATACCTATTCGCAATCCACGGTTCGTCTATTGCGACGGGAATGTTGTATGATTTCACCCAATTAGGCAAGTGCAACATGCAATCCGTAAATACTTTTTTATCCGGATTGTGCAGTTCACACACCAATTCGTCATGCACATCGAGGACAACGGGATAGCCGGCCTGCTCTAAGTTGTGGATGCCAGCATTTTTAATATCGACCTCAATCCGCATAACAATGTTCTCGGTGAGCTGCCCACCGAATGCGAATTTCTTTATCCATTGGCCGTTCTTTTGCGTGTCAAAAGAAAATCCCGGGCGAATGTCGTCGGGATCCCACGGCATCGCGCGGCGCTCTTTCGTCGGGTTGCGATACCAAATCTTTGAGCCGGCCGGCGAGCGGCACGTCAGCCACCCATCCTCGATCCGATACTCGATGCCGTTGTACTCGTGCGGCGTGCCATCCCACACGGTTCGGCTGGCCGCTTCCTCGAGGCCATACCAAAGGTGAGGCACCTTCGGCGCCCACTCCTTGCGATACGTGTGAACGACACGCTCTGCGAATTCGAGCGGCTGCTTTTTGCAGTATTTATCGTGGAATTTCGGTGCGCCCATGCCAAAGCCGAGGCCGAGCACGCTGTTCTTTCCAGCCTGCCGCTCCTCCTTGTCTTTTTTGGTGATCGGCCGCTTGTAGATCGCACTGCCCATGTCGCAATAGACGTCCTGGCCGGTGGCCATGAGCTGCACCTTGTCGTACTGGCCGGCGAGCGCGAGGCACACGCGCGCTTGGATGCCGGCGTAGTCGCCAGCGATAAATTCCTTGCCGGGATCCGCGATGACAGCGTGGCGCAAGCTGCCCACGATCGTCTCGATGCACGGGCCAAGGAGCTCGATCATCGCCGGGTCCGCCGACATGATGAGATCCACGAGCATGTCGGCGTCGGGCTTCTCTTTGTCGAGCTCGATCGTGCCGCGGGGGAAGTTCTGCGGCTGGAATAGGCGGCCGGCGCCGCGCCCCGGCACCGTGGCGTGCCATTGGAACAGCCCCCGGGCCCGGCCGTCCGCGCCGACGCACGCCCTCATGGCCGCCAGCTTCTTGATGCTCGAGCTGCCGATGAGCTGGCGGATGCTGAGCGCGCGGTGCGCCAGCTCGCCCGGATCCAAGGTTGTATCCGCCATGAATTCCTCGAGCGTCTCGGCCTGCAGGTTCGGCAGGATGACGCCCCGCTCTGCGAGCCACGGGCGGAAGGCGGGGGAGCCGAGCTTTTCGATGCCTGTGATGGCCCGCCACTCGGCCGCCAAGGGCTCACAGGCCCGGTCTACGGCGATCTGAGCGGCATCCACGAACGGTAGGTCGAGCCGCAGCCCGCGCTCATTCATAAGTTGGTCATACAGCCACATCTGGCGCTCGTGCGCCGGCAGCGCGCCGATCGCGTGGTGCAGCTCAACCTCGGCGTCCACGTCGCGCTCGCAGTAGGCGTCGATCGCCGGCAGTACGCCGGCCAGCGCCGGCAGCGCGCCGGCTTTGTTGTATCGGCTCATGGAGCGCACGAGCTTGCTGCCCGCCATGTCCTTGCTCACCGGCAGGCGCAGCACGGCGCAGGCATCCTCGAGGGCCAGCGGCAGCGCCTTCATGGCGCAGACCGCCATCGTGTCGTGCCAGAGCTCATTGGGGACGTCGGGCCAGCCGAAGTCGGGCACGAGGATGCGTCGCAGGATGGCCTTTTCGAACGCGACGTTGTGCGCGATGAAAGCCCAACCCTCACGCAGCGCCTCAAGCCACACGGGTGGGATGGGATCGCCGGGGATCCATCGATACTTCCGGCCGCGGTGGTCGCGCAGGCGCAGCACGATGATGTGCGTGGTGGGGCACTCGGCATAGCGCCATGAGCCGGCCGACTTGAGCTCGGTGCCGCTTGTCGTTTCGAAGTCGAATGTCAGCCAGCGGTCCATGTGCAGCCTACAAAAAGGCCACGGGGCTCGCTGTTGGAACCGCCGTGGCCAGTTACCGATCGAGCAAGGAGGAAACCCGATCAGATATCGTCGTCATCGCCAGTCGTCGGATCGTCGTCGGTCTCGTGGCCAACGCAATCCTTGAACGTATCGATGACAGATGCACCGCCGCCGACGCGCTCACCACGGCCATAAGAAACAACCTGATTGACGTACGCCGTCAGGCCGCGAATCAAAGAGCCGTCCACCGCGGTCATCGAAAACGGCTTGAAAGAAAATTCCGCGACACACTTGACGCCGGAATAGAACATTCCCTCGTACCGTTTCTTCTCCGCTTCGCCCTGGACCTCGACAACCTTGCCGTTCTCGACAACGCCGAGGTTCATGTACTTGGACTTGGCGGGGAGCACCAAAGCATAGTTGCGGAAAAACTCGCCCTGCTTTCCA